GGTATTTCTTATTAACGTGCCCTACCTTGTTTTTGTAGCACACTTTAGCATACCAAGATTTGGAACTCACAAAAAGGACTTCAACTTTTGCCCCCTTTGGGATACGCAAATAGCTACCGGTCAATTTACTTGTGGCTTTCCATAACAACAAACCCTTATCTCTTGTTACTATCTTTTTCCAAGATTTCTTAAATATATCTGGGGTTTTGTAAATTCTTTTCAATTCCGTTGCCGTGCTACCCCATTTTGGCAGATAAAAATGTGGGGTGTCCACAAATGATTGCCAATCTCCTCCCCACGCCAATCCTATTCCTTTAGCAATCTTCGCCACCTTTTTGATTGTGGCAGGATCGTACAAATCTTTTTTATACTTGATTGCTATATCAAAGGCTATGCCCCACATGTGCTGCGATGCGTAGTTGCTACCCTTTGAGTTGGTCACGATCTTGCCGGGTTTTGTTCTTCCCTGTGCATATAATTCGTCCTGATGTTCCTTCGTCCGAAATCCTTCTGTGATGATCAAATATATTTTCTTTTTTGCGCACTTTTTCAGCAGCACCGTCAATTTATAATCCAGCCAAGGGTGCAGCTTCGTTCTGTCAATTCTAACGTCATGTTCTTTCTTCATAGTCTGTTTCCTCCATTTCTGTATCTTCCTTCAATATATTCCCTTCATGTTCCACTGTTCCCTTCAGGACAGCAATCACTTTTGTCAGAAATGCCGGCACCTTCACTCCCATCCGACCAGCATTCTCCGTGATGCTCAAGCATTCGTTCAAAATGAACCACGCCGTCACCAACGTCGAGAAGAACATGGTCATCGGAAGTGTGACCGACAATACTCCTGACAGCTTATAGATCAGGAAATCTACGATCATTGATGCCACAATAACAAGTATGTAACCAAATTTCTTGAAGATCCCTATCATTCCTTTTCTGCTGCTCCATCCGTACGACTTATCATCCGGGTGTTCCACTGCCTCCTTGGCACTTGCGGCCATACCGGCCAGAAAATCAATGACCATTGCTGCAGCTACCGCCACCAGCATCCAGCCAAGCAGGCCGCATTTTGCGGCGATTGTTGCCGTAATTGTTGACAGCCCTAGTTGGGCTGCGTAGATTTGTAATTTGTCCATTTTTATTTACCTTCCTTTCCGCCTTACGGCTGTGGCATTTTAAGCCTATATTCTATAGTTTTCGTTTCATTTGGTGCAATTGTGATCGGTTCTTCAAGTACCGTGCGATCATATAAACATGTCCAATACGTACTTTGTGATCTGATATATCCAATCTCTTTGATCACTAGATCGTCAGCTTGATTGTTAGTGATGCTGGCGCATATGATCATGCCCCGGCTCTTATAAACTTGGTTCATGTCAGACGGATATGAAGCGACACAGCCAAATCCATCTGTTATTTGATTTTCCAGCTTATAGTCATCAACAGTTGGCGGAGTAGTTCCATCACCTATAATGATCCCTATTGCTGGACTTCCTGTGCCTGTTAATTGATCTCTATCTGCTGTATATGCCATGTTTCCATACTGATATGGATTGAAGTTGTCTGTATCCACGTAGGAAGATTTATCTGTCACTTTCTTTCCATCTGTCTTTACCATGTCATACCTATTTAATTCTGTATAATTTGCAAGTCTCCCTGCTACTGCAAGATAAAAGTTATTAGTCAGCATATTATCCCTCCATTCTTTTACCTTTTATGCTCATTTCGTATATCGCCCATCCATATGTACTGCCTTGCCTACCACCTGCAAGCAACAGCACACGGAATGCGCTATATCCTTTTCCATTGGTTACACTATAGGTTCGTGTTTGCGTAGATTCATAGGAACCTAATTCCACCACGTCAGATACATCTTCCCAAACTGAGTTCTCATCTATGGTAGCGCTCTCGCATCCTTGTATCTTGAATTTAGGTGTTCCTGCGTTATCCGCACTTAGCGTCAAACTGATTATTGCCTCATACACCACATCGTGGAAGTTGTAACCTAAATACTTTCCGTCCTGATCATCCGTAGTTTCAGTCGACCACAATGTCGATGTGTTTCCGTCAAAAGCTCTCCATGGCTGCCTGTCACTGCTATATATCGAGTTTGCAAACGCATAACCCTGTGCTTCCTCTGCGTTTGCAAAAAACCTACTAGCCATGATGTTTTGTATTGCGATCTCACTCGAATAATTTGCACCATCGCTTGAACATATTTCGATCATATTGTCAGTATTGATACTTCCAGCGTTACTTGCCGGCATTGTACTTATAACCTTACTGCCCCCGCCGCCACCCTCTATTCCAGCTATCTTATCTGCATAGCTCCGAAACGTATCTTCATCCGTCACCGTAACCTGTTGCTTGATAAGAGCCTGCTTAATTGCTTCTTTCGTCTCCGACAGATAGCTTAGCTTTTCTTTTAGGGTTCCCACTAGATCACCTCCCCATTGATAGTATCTATGAGCGTTGACGTTTCTTCGATCTTGCCTGATAAATCTTGGTAGGCATTGTCCAGTTGCGTTGCTATCTTGGTGATGTCCTCGTCCATTTTGTTGAGGTTCTCCGCGGATAAGCTAGTACCCCCTACACGCTTGTTTTTCCATCCGATCAGATCATGCGTTACTTTTTCGTACACGTTAATCACCCTCCTTCAATTCAACGCAGTAGTCCATCGTGATCTGCGCCCATTCTGCTGCCGCTGTCCCGTATTGATATATTTCTATTCCAACCTCCGGTCCGATCAAGGTCAACCGTGCTCCCGCCTGTGCTCCAGCTCCGGACTGCGATGTCAAGATGGGATACATGACTGTTTGCTTAGCGTTCGTCGTTACCGGTGCAATGTTGAATCCTGCAAATACATCCGGCAGGAACATAGCTACCGTTGTCCATTTACCGGCCGGAATCGTTCCTCTCACGTCCATGGCAAGATGCACCACGCCGTCTGCCAGCTTAAAGCATGATGTATAGGCATCATTTATGGTAAATCCATTCGCCATAACCCAATTGATCGTATCAATTTTCCATAGATCAACAGCGTCAAAAAATGGTGCTGTAGAAGCGAAATAACTGCTCACCTGCGAGCTGTAAAAACGATTAATCTCCTTGCCACTTACAGCATGGTAAGCAATTTCTGCCGCAGGGTACTCTTCGATTGTCTCCCAGTCCTGCGCATCGCCAAATGTATGCTGTTTTATCATGTTTGTCTGCCATGTTCCGTTTTTATGCTCCGTACTGACTGCTGTGCGATACTTTGTCATCAGACCACTAGTGCTGCGTTCTTCCCATGTGTCCGTTACAGAAGTATAATACACGCCTTCTGGTGACAATCCGGCCGTAACCATATTATCACCAGTTCCATATTGCATCTCGATCAAAGGCTCATTGCTGTCTGATACAATTTTGATACTGCCGCCAGTGATCGTAATGTTAGCCGCTGTTACGTTGCCCTCTTCGTCTAGCGTGAAATTCTTAGTCAGTATCTTGATGATTTCTTTGCTCAACTGAAAATTCGGGGCCTCAATGGTTATTCCCTCGCCGGCCGACAAATTAATCGTGCCACCAGATAACAGTTCAATAACCTCGTCTGCCGACAGCTCGATATTATTTGCATTAACCTTAAATTCTGTACCTTTTTCCGGATCAGAGCCTAAGCTAACTTGTACAAGTTTACCCTTGTCTGTCACCTTAAGCACTATTGATTTGTTTGTCTGCTCGTACTGTGATGATGTCTCCTCTGCCAGATCCGACATCTCAATCCGCACGCCATCAATATCCTTTTGAATCTTTAGGATCTTGGCTTTCGTCCGGATCAACTCCGAAGAATCGCTCACGTTATTGGATCGTGTTTCACTGCCTTTTGCCTCGTAGGTATCCCTTAATAACTGAATGCCGGACAGTGTGCGGCTTAGCACATAGGATTCCACCACGTCTTCTTTTTCAACTGAATATACATCTCCAACCTCTACATATGGCAGCCCGATCAGCTCCGTTGTGTTTGGGCGGTAAATAATATCCTTGATTACGTTCAGAATATTTTCAGCAATCGGTTTTAGTTCTGCGGCCGTCTTTCCAAATAGTAAAGCATTTCCGGAAATGATATATGGATTTTCCGTTGTTCCGACTGTGCATCCAACATCATCGTCCTCTGTACGTACATTGATGCCGGTAATGTATTTTGTCATGTATTCCTCGAATTTTGCCGTTATGTACTCTGCTCTCGGTTCCTCGTCCGAAATGCCAAGCGTAACTGAGGATGCATTGCCATTCTCCGGATACAGGTCTACATCCGGGTACCGATCTTCATCCGGGTACAGCCCGGAAGATTGCAAGGTCGTTACCTCAAATCTGCCATTACGATTCATCCGGCCAAAACCGCCGTGGATCTCGCACATCCACTTGAGCATCATTAATCCGGTGCAATTATCTCCCGATGGCTGCAGACTCTTGCTGACGATCATATCATCGTTGACTAATGACTGCTCTTCATACAGGATCCCTAAGTGCTGCAACAATGATTCGCGCATTGCTTTAAGCGTGGTCGTCCCATAGTTTTTCACTATTACCGTGATCTCGGTGCCATTATCATCGGTCTTGGTGACCGCGTTCGATGAGATCACCGGGAATAATCCCTCATACCAATCAGACACATCTGCAGAGGCATCATATAAAGCATCATACGCTACGATTTTCTTATAGTCCTTATCATCTACCATCTCTGCACTATATACCTTGTAGCATCCCATCGGAATTTCCAGTATAGTGTTACCGGCTTCATCATGGACTTCCAGTGTTACGTCAAATGATCGTTTGCTTAAATCATGTTGTATGATCTCCGATACCTCAAATTCGCATGAAAACGCAATACACCCTCCGAGGGTCAGATCTTCATCATCACAAATACTTTCTTTGATAGTAACTGATTCGGAATGAAGCGTATCTGTATCGATTGTCAAGCCAAGGTCAGGAAAGTGCATTCTATAATCAATAAAATATCCCGCCTCGTAAAATACTTTTTTCTGTTCGTCGGTAAGGCCTATCATGCTATCCCCTCCTTTCTACAGCTCGATAAACGCAATACGTATCGGCTGGTAGTTTAGTTCGCCGTTAAGGACCAGTTTGTATTGAAAATCAATATCAGGCACATAGCAATACATTGTGGCATAATCATGTGTCCAATCGTTATAAAAACGGGCTTTCAAGTGCCGTTTTTTCACGCTTGCCTTGCCGTCCTTGACGCGAAATCCTTTGTCCAACAGATCACATATTGATATCCATTGCTTTTCTGTCAGCGTGCATGTGTTGCATTCCCACTTTGAACGTGAATGCTCCATTACTGTACGTTTCAGATACCCCTTACCGTTGATGTATGTGTCTAAATCCTGCATCTGATCCGGAGTGGACTTCATCGTGTCTGGTTGCAATAAATCGTGATTGATTTTGGAGTATGTATACTTGCCTCCGGAATACCCTGTGGCTATTGCTATCACACCTTTACTTGGATCATACATAGTCTTCCTCCTTTATATCAATGCAGATGCTCCGTGCTGTCGTTTGTAGCGGTTATTTTCCTGTCGAACAACCTTAAGCAGATCACCTTCCTTGTATTTTTCAACAGATATTCCACTTCCACCGTTCTGCTCCAATTCAATGATCGCGTTGCACAGTCTTTCGATCACCGGCACCAGCGCCGTTGCTGATGCTGTTCCGGACATCTGTACTGCACGATCTACCATTGCCTGCAGTTTATTTTCCGGGGCAACAATCTCACCGTATCGCTTGTTATCACCAATCATGGCAAGCTGTGGGGTGTTGGCTCGTACGTATCCACCTTGTGCAAGTGCCGGGATCTTAGGTACTGCAATAGGATTTTCGTTCCAAAGTTTGGCGAACGGTTTTAACTTACCGACACCGGCGGTACGAAGCTTGTTGAGCATCTTATTGATCCCCGTGAACGGTTTCTCGACAATAACATTCAGTCCTTTGATCAGCGTATTAACAACAGCCTTAAAGGTTTTGTCGATGCCTTCTTTAATGCCATCAAAAATCTTGCCCTTTGAGGAAAATACAGCCTTAACTTTTGTCCATGCCGCACCAAATGTTTTGTCAAACCAGTCTGCAATGCCCTTGAACGGGGCTTTAATGTTTGCGAGTATGCCCTTAAACGCATCCTTGGCACCGGACCACGCCTTTGTTGCAGATGAATATGTCCCCTTAAATTTCTCAGAGAACCAATCACCCACACCTGAAAACGCTTTCTTGATGTCTTTGTACTTTCCCTCGAAAAAATTTCCAATACCCGAAAACGGATTTTTCAGGTGCCCCGATGCTGTTAAGAAAGTGTTTTTGAACCAATTGCTAATACCGGAAAATGCACCTTTTATCCCACTCGCAATATTTTTGAAAAAACCAATAGTCGTACCGAAATTATTTTTTATCACGGCAACAATTGCTTTAGTAATCGTATTTGACAGAGTCTTCATAGCTCCCAAGCATACCGAGAGTACATTTTTCACACCATTCCAGAGCGTCGTCCAATCGCCTGTGACCATTCCTTTAATGATCTTACATATGCCTGAAAATACCGTTGCTATTCCTTTTATCACCACAGATACGCCTTTTAACGCACCTATAATAATATCTCCCGCCGTCTTGAACAGTTTTGCAAACACCGGAACGATCTTTGCTATACACCAATTTACCAACGGTTGCAACGCCGCTTTCCATACTGCTGCCACCACATCAACAAAATCACCAAAGGCATCAATAACAGCATTTATTGCCGGCTGTACATATTGTTCCATGACTGCCTTGAACTTTGTTGCAAAAGCAGACAGAACAGGGGCAATGTGCTGATTGTATCCATTTAAGAATGTTTGTATCCATTGCGTCACAGATCCTGTTATAGTCGCAAACAACGGACTAATATGTTGATTGTAAAATGTCTGAATCTTAGTCCATGTATTTGACCATACTGCCGAAATGCTCTGTATAATCTTAGATACCGGCGCAATAGTATTCGATAACGCTTTTTTAATTGCATCTTTATTAGCAATGATCGGTGATGTGATCAAGTTCAGCACATCTTTACCAAACTTCGCCACCAGTACCGCCACGTTTGTTACCGCTTCTGCAAAAATACTGATAATACTTGCTGTAATTAACTTCGCATCTTTGGAGCGGAATACCGTTGCAATCTGTGCAAGTACAACACTAAAATTACCAACGATCGTTGCTATCTCTCCCGTAATATTAAACAACGCCGTTAAATCTTCGATCAGATCCTTTTTGTGCTGCTTAAGATACAGTGAGATGCCCCCTAATAGATTGTCTGCAATCGTCAGACCTATGCTGGCTATACTCCCTGTAATTTTCCCCAGTGCCAATACTATCTTATTGACACAATTAGACGCTGCCGTTAAAAGTCCCGGGTCTGTAAATATAGACTGAAAAGTCTTTCCGATTGACTTAAGTTCATTCTTAATGCTCTTAAATACACTGCTCGTATTGCCTAGGCCGATTTGGAAACCTTTCACAAATAGCTTTTTTAATTCATCAAATTTTTTCCGCACCGCATCAAGTGCAGTGGATAATTTTCCGGCACTTTTAGTTGTGTCATCCAGTGCAGATCCAGAAGGTGCCTTTGATGTACTTCCTCCGGACGATCCTGTTGCTGCCTTTGATAACGCATCCTTGTTATCTGATTTAGATGAGGTATTGTTACTCAGCTCATCCCAGCTTGCTAAGCCAAACATCTCCTTGGCGGCTTTCTTTGCCGCCTTTCCTGCTGCCTTTGTATTTTTTGTCAATGTAGAAGCGGACTTAGCTGCCCCCGACATGTTATCATCGGCTTTTGCCGCCATGTCCGCCGTATCAGCCACACCGTTATCACTGCTCTTTTTGCCTGTAAGCAGCTCCGTAAGTTTCACGAAAGCCGATGATAGTCCCACAATTTTTTTAAGCAGAGCGTTGACTTGAACAATAATCGGCTGAAAGAGATTGATAAGTCCCTGACCGATCGATGCTCTTAATGAGTCAAACTGCAATGCCAAAATTCGTGTCTGATTAGCCCATGAATCTGATGTACGCGCAAAATCTCCTGCTGCATTGCTTAACTGGTTCTGAACAAACGAATAACGCAAAGCGACCTTTTCCGCTTCGGACATCTGCGCTGTAGTCTTTCCAAATCCATTAGCCATGGCATATGAATCAAGTGCCGTTTGTGTCATCACAACACCAAGATCTTTTAATGATTCCGTTTCGCCAGTAAATACAGACTTAAGCTTTGTATAAGCCTCATCCTGCGATATGTTGTAAAAAGATGCTACGTCACCAGCAAGCCCAGTGAGTTGCGTGGACATATCTGCAGCCTGATCTTGACTAAATCCAAACGCTGTAGCCATGGATCCAAACGTACCTGCATACTTTTTTGCCATAGTCTCTGACAAGCCAAAACTTTGTGCGGCAGATTTTGCAAAACTATTAATCTTTTTTGATACAGTCGGACCAAATGCTACATCTACAACGTTTTGCACCTCTGCCAAGTCACTACCAAGGTCGAGACACTCCTTGCCGAATCCTACTATTTTATCAATGGCAAATGCGGCTGCTAATGTTCTTCCGACTTTTTTCGCCGTTCCAGCAATACTATTAACAGATTTGTCAAATCCTCTGTCATTTAACTCAAGGTCAAGCTCGATTGCGCCTACACTTTCCCCCAATGCTCTCACCTCCAAAGTGTGAGGTCATCGGCTCATAATGGCATCTACTTGACCTTAATTTCAAATATTTTTTTACAGTTTCTACCCTTGCAGATTGCGTATATTTTCTTGCACACTGCATTATCAGCGTAAAATATAGGTAGTTCGTATCCGCAATACGGACACTTTATTTTTTTCTTTTTATCCATCCGCGCCACCTGCCGTCCGGATAAATGCTGCCTTAAACATATCTAAGGTAGCATTTAGATCTTCTTGTGTCTTCTGACCAGCTAATTGCTTGCGCCAATTACTCCATATCCTCTTTTGATCTGGAGTAAACTCTTTGATCCGATCTTTGTCAGATTCAGCGCGAATGCTTACAATCCGTCCAAGCGGGGTGTCTGGCCCAATCCCTGCGATCAATGCTGATAATTCAGCCCATTTCATCCGCTTAAACTCGATTGAATATATCCTTACGCCATATTGCTGCAACAAGCTGGAGACGATCAGATCCCAATCGTCAAACAGATCATAATATCTTTCTCCATTAGCTGGGAGATCCCTCGTCATCACCCACGCCTCTGATTAAATTCATGGCGTATTCTATTACAGTTGTAAAATCCTTAAAGTTCAGTTTGAGATCACTGATCTTTTTTCTGTCGCTTTCGCTAAAAAGCAACCGAAACGCCTCTGGAACTGCCTCAGCCTCTGTCTTATCATCAAACAATGCCATCATTTTTAACATTGTTTCCGCTGAGTCATCTACTGTGTACTCCTCTCCCTTGATAATAAGCTTTGGGCTCTCCTCAAAATTTAACTTATCTGTAATATCCACTACTTTACTCATGCTTAACCTCCATTCCGGTTACAGCAATACAGCCCCATCATGGGGCTGTCTGCTTAACACCTATTTACTCTTTGTGCTTGTTTCTGATGTGCTAACGTCTACCGCCTTATTGGCCTGCGACACCGTTTGTGCCGCATCAGCTGGGTAACGTCACTTTTGGTTTTCCGTTCGACACTACGTCAAACTCCAACGGAGCAACGTTTGTGGAGTCGCCACCATTGATGTTTGTAACATTGATTACCGCCTTATCCCATGACACCACTGTTCCATCCGGGAATGTCCAGTCAAAGTATGCATATGCATCCTGACCGTTCGCAAGCCACTTACCGGCTACAAAGTCATTTCCTGGATCGCCGATGCTTCTCTTGGCTGAGACCGAAATCGTGATTGCCTTGGCTGTCTGCAATGCACTCTGCCATCCTTCCTGTGTAAACGAGTTCCATGTCTCTACTCCATTGTCAATCGATACTGAAAACGATTCGCACTCTGCAATGTCGTTCTTCGACTCAGCAGCATCTCCAATGTGAAACTGATTTTTGTAGCATGGGAATACTCCTTCTGTTTTTGCCATTATTCTTCCTCCTTTTCTGTGAAAAACTCTGTTTCGATAACCATTTCATATATGCCGTTGTCGTCCGTCCCCACATCCTGCGGTTCCGGCACCAACATGCGGCAAAATTTAATAGTCTGATTATTTACTGTTTCATTTTCCAAGTCTCTAAGGACCTGATACAGCTTATGCGCCATTCGTTCGGTTTCGACGGCATACCGGCTGCCGTGGATCAATATGGATACCGGTAGAGTATCATAGGTTGCGTTGCTGCGTCCTCCCAGTGGTATATGACTGCTGCCACTGCGCCGCAGATGATAGCATCCTATACTATTGTCCTTTTTGGCATCCAACTTACCCATATAGCACTGCTCTGCCATATCAAGACCGGCTATGTAATCCCTGATGTCTGACAGCATCATCACAATCCAGCCTCCTTCCGGTAGAACTTCTTGAAAGTATTTCTCGCATGGCTCTGATACATTCCGCCTTTCATCCATGGCTCAAACCATTTCCCTCTGGCATTCGGGTTTTCCTCGGTACTAAAATTGTACTCTGGATGATAATACAGCCGTCTTGCATATGGAGTAGATGAGACTATAGCGCAACTGCCTTGGTCCGACTTGCTATAGTCAACAAATGTGCTCTCATTTTGCAAGGCACCAGTGTCTCTCGGCATTACCTGCGTCTGCACAATCTCTGTGTGCAATGCCTCAGCCGTCTTTTCCAACGCTGTTATCTTTGCTCTCGTCAATTGTCTCAATTTTCCTTGGTCAATTCTTACTCTTGACTTTGATCCCATCAAATCACATCCAATTCGCTATAGTTGACCGTGCCGTCCGGATTTCGGTTTTTCCGTCCCTGAAAGATCCGCCGTGTAACTCCACCAACTTCTATCGTGCCGCCACTTAACGTCTCAAATGACGGTGCAATATCGCCGGGAAAAAGAGCCACTCCCGACAACTGTACAAGTTTCTTCTCTGCGGTCAGGACTGTCTTCGCACTGTCCTGATAGTTGCAGGTAAGATCCAGTTCCAGCGCCGGTAATGGCTCTCCATACACACCAATACCTTCCGGCTCTAAGTGTACCTTTACTGCGCTTTTGCAGTCTCGCTTGCGCACTAAACACGGATATCTCATTGTCAGCCTCCTTATATCATCCTGCAGCACAATCCGGTTTTGCCAAGTTCTGCATAGATGTCTGTGCGGATGATTATATTCTGCACTTTCGTAACATTAATGCCATTTGAAAACGTCATGGACACTCCGTTGATGCCATATGATGACAGCATAGATTCCAACTCATCTTTATTCTCGTAGATAAAGTCAGCAAGCAGGCAATTGACGTACCGTATCTGATCCTTTTGAAATTCTGTAAGGTTCTCGAACCCCGTACCGCGAATTCTGCAATAGGTCAACGTATCAATCTGCCTGCCTGCTGTGGTAAGCTGTTTTTCTATTTGTTCCTCATCAATCAATGTCCCGCCATATACGTTTTCATAATATTCTTTATCCGCATACATGGCTACTCACCTGCTTCACGAATCTTTTTTATGATTCCTTTGACCGTTGCAGCCTGACCAACATCAATATTTTTCAACGCCGCATATTCTTTCAGGATCTGAATGATCTCTTCCGGCTCTGCCATTCCCTTTTCATTCTGCAATATGCCGTATTTTTCTTTGAGTTCGTCATTTTCTTTCAGCAACGTCTCATACTGTTCCGCAGTGACGATCTTCCCTTTTCCGTTTGCAATCTTTGCCCCGGACTCATCATAGATGTCATACCCATCATTCAGATAGCTTTCCTTTTGCTCTTCTGCAATGGTGTACTCTCTGTTTCCTTTTACTGCTCGCATGTTTTCTCCTCTCTCAATACACATCTGACAGTCCGCAGACTGTCAGACACCTCTACTATTCTGCTGCCACGTTAAACGAAATACCCGGTGCCTTGTTCTGGATCAGGAACGCATCCGTGTAATATCTGTTCTGATAGATATAATTGTCTGCCGTTCTGGAATCCGTGCCCGGTGTAAACAGCTTGATATAGCTGTATTTATCGCGCGACACTACGCAAGATGGATGCACCAAGATCATATTGATCTGCTTCGCAGATACCCCCAGCTTACATCCATCCGTAAAATCGTATACCGTCTTCATTCGTGCAGATGGCACGACGATCTTCTTCACATCGTCAATGGTATGTACATTACGATTGATCACACCTGCAGCACCGACTGAAAATGTTCTTGTGATTCCCTCTGCTTCTTTGAACAATTTGTTGATCGCAGACGTTACGTAAATGATACGTCCCTCCTGCGGAACACTCTCATCATCCATGTAAGACATTCTTTCATCAAAATATTCAAGAATGTTTTCTTTGGTAAGCGTCTCCGTATCTGTCTTGGCACCGGAGCTGGCATATGTTGTTGCCTCTTTGTACAATTTCGAATAGCGATAACTGTCTTTCTCCGGGATTGCCTGCTCCTCTTCGAACACATTTTGAATGTTCGCCACTTCCACAACAAGGTTGGTTTCATCCATGTCCATCGGGTCGATTGAAAACTCGATATCGCGATCAAATTCCAGCTTCTTAGCTTCCCATCCGTTCGTAATCGTTCCACGATTGTACGAGCCGCCTCTTGTGTGGTCCTTATATCCCGATACACTCATATGCGGCAACTTGATCGTCTGCGCATTGATAAACTTAATTCCCGGATTGGATACTGTTAAATCGTACGAAGTAAGCTCTCTCGCATACTTCTGCTGTAACTCTCTGTTAAACTGTGTTGCATAATCATATACTGCCATTTGTAATCTCCTTCCTAGTTCGAATTACCAAAAATGCCTGCCAACACACCGCTCTGATCTCCTCCGCCTGCTCCACCACCGGAGCCTACCTGTCGGAAACCGTGTCCTTCATCCATATTCGGTTTTAATGCAGGAATATCGGCAATCACTTTATTCATTGCTTCTTTTAACTTGTCCTGATCGACGGTTCCATCTTCTTTTGCAACCTCTGTAAGATCAGCCATCTTGATGATGTATGGAATTGTTTTTACATCTAACCCCATGTTCACACCAATCATAAAACCATCTTTCTCAATCGTTGCATGAAGTGCTGCGTTCTGCGCCTGTGCAATCTGCTCCTGCAAAGCGTTCGGATCCGGTGTTTCTTCTTTTCGCTTTCTCTTAAAAGCACTGATCGCACTGTCCATCTCTTCTTTACTCATGCCCTGCTGCTTAAAGTAATTCTTCAATACCGTGTCTTCGGCAACGCTCTGCTTGCCAGCGATGAGACTTGCAATTTTTTCATAGTCAAATTGCTGCTGTCCCGACTGCTGCCCACCGGCTCCGCCGCTCTGACTCCCGGCTCCGCCACTCTGACTGCCTTCACCACCTTGGCCACTGTTTGGATCAGCAAATAACTGCAGGTTCATTCGTAATTTTTGTTTTCTCATAGTTTCGTTGCTCCTTTCAGTTGTGAGGGTGTCTCCCTGTTTCAGTTTTATGTGTGTCTCACGATCAATTTTGTTCTCAGGTGTCTCCTCGTAGTTTATGATCGAACATTGTGTTCGATCTGCCTTCGGGCAATAAAAAAAGCACTCTGGTTAAGTGCCTTTTGAACCTCTCCGAAACCTGTTATACTGAATCGTATAGAATCAACTTTCACAGATTTACAGAAAGGACTTTATTATGCTTGATAAAACTTCTAAACAGATACTTAATTATCTGTATAACTGTTCCGATTATACTTTTCATGCTAATCATGGATATCCGGAACAATTTACACAGGCTGATTTTCTTGCAGCTATTGACTTCTTGGAAGAAAATGGCTATGTTTCTACCACCAGAGGTCGTTATCGTTCCCTGATCAGCGCAACACTTACCCATAAAGGCCGCCACCAAAAAGAGTTTAACTCTATCGCATTGAAGCGTTACCTGCTGGATAAATGGATTGATCTGCTTGCTCTTATCATATCTGTTCTTGCTTTTGTCGGTGCATACCGTCATGAGATCAGCGCAATATTACGGCTAGTAATGCAAGCACTGATAAAATAAATGCAATGCGGGACATGATTGGGAAATCTGACCATCTGTCCCATACTTTTTCTTTTCTCATGTTACCATCTCCTCTCGCAGGTTGCACCGGTGCAACTTTTCTTCACCTTGCTACAGTGCTGTCTCTATAATCCCTTTGGCCAGCCCTGCTGCCTTTTTCATTAATCCGTTTTCCTCCAAATACTCTAATCCTTTCATGGTTAATTCCGGACGGGTCAACGATACGCTGGGGTAACCACAGTTCATACTATTCCATGTTTGTCCGCCTGATATGTATCCCTCTTTCAATAGAATTGCCATGATTCTACTCCACTTTGGCACCGTCAATCCCAATGCCTCTGCTGACAATTCTTTCGGGTCAAACTCTTCCAAATCCATTGCATTCTGCAAGATTCGTAGGATTTTGTATATTATGCGAAAATCTTCCATGATACTCTCCTTTCCGGACATAAAAATACCACCATATCATCTCTGACTGGTGGTATTTTATATAATCTCTGGCCATTCCTTTAACTTGTCGCTTTCTTCTTTAAGTCTCTTTTCTTCCTCCTCAAACTCTTCTATTGTCCAATCCGGATGGTGTTCCACAACATCCAAATAACATTTCACTTTATTTCCTGCCATGATATTCCATACTCCTTTCTAAACTCATTCAACGCCTTTTCATATGCTTCCCTAATAGTTAAATTATATTCTCTTGAGCAATATTTGTCAATTCTATTATCTAACAAAGACGGTAAAAACGTCTTATTTCCTACAGAGTATTTATATATTCTTCCATCGTGTGTTACCACTATCCCATACTGATACCCTCTATATCCCGCCGCCACAAAATCACTACCATTTGGCAATAAATTTGTTGGGTGATTGTGCATACCTACTATCGGGCTGTTGCTCTTCCGCAATACCGCAAGTTTTCTTTTGTTCAGCTGCACGCAAAGAGAATTTACTTCTCCTTTTTCATGCAGTATCACCTTCTTTGTTCTTGTTGAAATAATATACATCCCTTCTGTGTCAGTATTATTATTTTCTCTGAGTAATTCCAATGCCTTTTTGTATATTATTTCGTTTAACTCTCGATCATCACTTACCTTATGGAATTTCTGTTCATACTCTTTAGAGTTTATATACTCCAAATTTACACCATTACTTCCCTCTCTTTTAATAGTTCTTTCAATGCGTCCACGTTCATATAGGCTATACTTTTCTTCCCACTCCTCTCTCCTTGCAGCATACATCCGCTTATCTTCCTGATCCAATGCAGTCCGTTCCAGCCGTCTATACTTGTCCTGCTGCCGCTTAGCATATTGTTTCCTCGCCTCTCTCTTAGCCTGTGCTTCTACCTCTTCCAGCTCCGATTTTTTCCACCTCTTGTTTGGCGGTGTAGATATGTCCGGAAAGTATGTGGTATGACTGTCTCTGCAATTAGGATGATACAGCCCTGCTGCCATTGCTGTACTCATAAGAGGATATCCCTGTTTTGACGCTTCTTTTGCTGTGCCGCCACTCCATACATCATCTATAAGCACCCTGCCTACCCATGGTAAACATAGTGGGCATGCATTGCCACGCTTATTCATGATCACTGTATGTATGCCCCACTCCTGTCGTTTGGTACCCTCTCCGGAGAGATAGGCTCTTTTACTGGCAGTGCGCAACGCCATTTCTGCATATGACTTAATGTTGACTTGCTTACCATCTTTGTATTTGACGCAATTTAGACCCGTTGACGCATAGTCTTTAACCGCCATGTCCACCGCCTTTTCATACGTCCCTGCTCCGCTGTTGGCGTACACTTGTGCATTAAATATAGCTCGCCGCACTTGATCATCATGCATGCGTAATATAGCTGATTCTGCGCGTAGCATATCGTGCTCTACCGCATCCAATAACGCATCCATCTTTCGCTCATTTATCCGAAAAAATTCTCCCTGCAGTTTGTCTGAAGCTTTATGCAGCTTCGCTCCTTTTTGGATTGCTTTCAAGATTGCTTTCTCCTGCGCCATCCCTCCGGCTGCGTTGGCTTGCAATATTGCCATGCGCATCTTAGCATTGATCGAATTATATCGGGCGTTCAATCGATCTGCGTGTTTTCTACGGTACTCCTCTAGCCCTGCCAATTGCTTTGCCTGCCACTGTTCCCATTGAAATCCCTCCTCTGCTTCCTCCGCGCGATGGCGTTTCATGTTCCGGATCATAGAGTCCAGCAATTCGTTTTCTATTGTGGCAAATGCATCTCCCACATCATAGTTCATATTTTCCATGCTGTTCTCCTATATCTTGCTCACTTATTAGCGTGTACCCTAAATCCATTCATCCTAAATTGCCTTGTTAAAGCTTTAAGCTGCGTCATCGACTTACACTTGTCGTTTCTTAACTCCGCATAATTTGACTTTTCCACCGCATATATCCCAAACGGCACCTGTTCCGATGCAACCTCTAATAGCTTTAAGTACTCTTTCTTTGACATGGCATATGTCCTTTTATCAACTTTCACTCGCATTGATCATCCCTCCATCTCCAGGCCTTCCATATTCAACGCCGGTTCTTTCATTACCTCAACACCATCTCTGGCATTTAGGCGCTTTATTTCTTCCTGTTTCCATTCTTCCGGCTTCGTGTCGCCATACAGTTCTTCTACCGCCGCTTCATTCGACATGATGGATTGCGATTTTGCCTTTCCAATCGTCTCAATCTGACTTTCAAATGATGGATTTGCATATTCGCCAAAATTAACAGATGCCTCTGTATACTCCAGCACCACATTTTCATTCCGTATCAGATCTAACACCTTAAATGCCGTATCAATAACCAACGGTATTGTCTTTTGCACTGCATCCACTATCTTTCCTCTGGTATACAGCGTTGTCTTTTCTTTCTCTCTCTGACTTTCTGCATTATCTAACTTCTTCACATCAATGCCGATCGTAGACGGACTGATGATGCCCTGTAAGCACAGGTCTAACGCTGTTATGTATGTGGCATTGTAGCTCTCATGTGGTATGGTCGGCTGTTCGACATCAATCTTCGGATCACTTCCCTCGGACATCGGTGTGTCTGTCTTGATGTATTGATTGTCAAATGCGTTTGGTCTCAACACTTCCCCGGTTCGCGGATCTCTTGGTATCATACTGTCCGGAATGTACTTTGTGCTGCGGCCATCTCGCAAAGCCTGCATCCATTGACTCCATGCTTCATCTAACGCATCATAATCGTCCGTTTTTCCATCAAATATAGACTTTCCACGGCCTTTTACTTTGGAATTACGATAGATCATAAATGGTATTGCCATGCAAAATGACGAATCAAATTCTACATCACTCAACGCCGCCAGCTCCGGTATTGTTTCTAAAGGAATCGGCTCCTCCTGATTTCTTCTGTGCAGCTCATAACGTATATAGCCATATCCATACGTTTCAAACAAAATATATTCTTTATGCTCATGAACATATAAAGAACGAAACACTACTTCTTTCATCCGCCCACGCCTCATGATGATATCTATTCGATCTGCCGGAATCCATTCAATGATCGGATATTTACTCAATTCCGGGTCCAAAGACAGCTTAAACGCACCATCTCCCAAATACAGTGCTTCTGACACGGATTCTTCCAATAGCTCTCGAAAACTATTTTCCTTGTCCATCTCGTTCCAATCAGCTTTTCTCTTGTCCGGAACCGTAATTCCATCCAAATCCGTCATAATGATATTAGTGAGCGTATCTACCGTGATTGCCGGTATGCCGGTGTGTATCTTTCGAATCTCCCGCCCTGGCGTTGGTACTGCTGCCCAAAAGCGATTCTTATTTTCAATGCCATCTAACTGTTTATATAACTGCGACAGCTCTTCCGGAGCTCCACCGTACCACACTCTGTTCTTAAGCACATTTGTATCAAATGTCATGGTCTCTTGTATGCTAAATGTTGTCTCCGAAGCCGGCTGCACATTTAACCAACTTCGAATCCCTTTTTTTATATTCTCATTCACGGCACTTAACCACCTCATTTCCTGCCTCCAATCTTATCTTTATATGGTATCCACGCATATTGCGTGCTGTTTACCATATGGTCATTTCCATCTTCCGGCGTTTCATCTGCATCCTCTCTCCAACTGTACGTATCCAATTCGCTGATATAATTTTCGCACGAGTCAACAACCTGATAATGCGTATCCAACCCTTTTTCCTCATCGTACGCCATCCATCCAAGTTGCAAGATGATTCTGTCTATTATCTTTAGCTTCTTGTATGCTCCTATGAACATATACAAGCATTCCGTATGACTTCGCTTGTATTTGCCAAATTCCGTCAAGGTTGCCTGGTCGGCCGAATCAACAAATACATTCTTTGCCATCCCACCCCACTCCTTACGATTGCGTTCCAGAAATGCAATGTAATTCACCACGGTATCGCTCGGTGCCAATGGAGCTGTCTGCAATGCATTGTTATAACATTTCTCATCCAGCACAATGCATCGTCCTTTATTCGTGATCCCAACAAAGCTCATGGCGATCGTGTCCGGAGATTTTGTGGAATACGCTGTGTCCAAACCTGCACTGAAGTATTCATACCATTCTGTTTGCTTTCCATCATCTATCAACACATCATCACGAATATAGGATCTTGCCTGTTCCTTTGTGATCACATGATGTTTTTTACTGAAATTGCAAAAGACAAGACCGGTGGCCTTGCCTCTTAATCCTTGTATTTTATTCTTATACATCTTGGTCCCTTTGGGGACTGCATCAATCTTGGCTTGTATCTGCTCCGGAGTCATCGCTGCGTTGTCGTAAAACGTGAAATACCAATGGATGTACCCGGCTACCGGGTCCTCGTTAAGCTCGGCCAACAATTCCGGCGGATAATCCTGTATGTAGCGTTTAAGTGGTCTACTACGATTGATAAATTCCTTATACACCGGCTTGTCCGGTGCATCCGGATTGCTTGTGGTCATCATATATTGGCATCGATGCGTGATCTCTCGCAGGAACTCCATGTCTGCAATATTGACCTCGTCAATATACACACAACCATATTGTGCTCCGAGAACTTTTTCCCAACGATTCTTGTTGTCATAACCGCTGACATAGATTATTTTTTCGCCGGTTGGTGTGTCATACACGATATGCGGTAAACCGATACGACCCTTGCCGTTGCTGTAGTAGTTGGCAAGCACTCCAAATTGGGCTAACAATCCGCACTCACTGTTGATCACGTTTTTTTCAACCGTTCCGAGATCTAAGCCACACAACAAATGATACTTCTTGTCTGACTTTGCAACCATTAACATAAACTTAGTAATACCAACGGTTGTCTTTCCTGCGGCTGTCGTACCCTCCAAGTAATCTCTCTTGGTCTCGCACAACAAAAAATCCTTAAATTTAGGAGACAACTTTATCATATTCAGCCACCTCCCATTATTCTGCCGCCTCGTCACTGTTCATAGGTTGTACCTGATCCAGCAGTTCTCGTATATTGTCTATCGCTTCCGTCTTTTCCTGCGTGCCATCTCCGGACTGCTCGTTTACCTTTGCCTGCAGGAGTGCAATCTCTGCCTTCTGCTTTGCAGTAGCGAAGTCCATGTGATCTGCGAGCCACTGCAATGCTTTTTGTTTATCAAGCAGTTCCACGCTGTTTGTTTTGCCAAAACTCACTTTCTTGACCAGCGTGCCATCCGCAAGCGGATTATCCAGGCATATGTGATGTCGTTTATCAACATAATCATTGATATCTGCATACAGGATATCGATATATTTTTGTATAATATCTTCTTCGGTCAGAAGTTCTCTGTTGAGCCTGCCTTGCTTGAGCTTTTTGATCTCATCTTGCACCTTAACATTTCTTAACATTCTTGACCCTGCTGCCATTGCCGCTTCGTATGTGCAATCATACGCTTTCATATATGCCTTTGTCGCGTTAAAACTTCGCATGTAATATACGCAAAAAAGTCTTTGTCCATCGGTGAGTTCGCTATTTTCTACGAGCTCTTCAATGTCTGCTTCTTCTCCTTGCATATTGCTGTTTGATGATGCTCGTTTTGGGTGCACCCTTTTTGCCTTTTTGGGTGCACCCTTTTTTCTACTCCATCCATATCGTTTTTGCCAACTCTTCACAGTGTTAAGCGATACATTATATTTTGCCGCAATGTCCTTATATTTCATTCCGGCCAAGTAATCAATTTCCGCTAATTCCTTTACATCCGCCACAACACCACCTTCCTTGCACGCAAAAAGAGCACCCAATTTCTCGGATGCTCTTTCTTTTGATGATATAATAATAGCACATATGAATAGGACATAAAAGGACATCTTTTATTTTTTATATTTTTAATAAATTCAATCCTTTCCCGTGTATTCTTTGCACTTGTTTCGCACTATACCCTAATTTTTGTGCTATTTCTTCCCACTTCTTGAGTTCTATGTATCGCATACGCAGAACTGCTGCCGCTTTCGGATCTGATATATCCAATATTGCATCCTCGATCTCCAGTCGCTTTTCCAATGCTTCGCACATTTTGTCTTGTATTTTTGCATGGACCCGCTCATACTTGATCATAATGTCCGACAGGTCGGATTTGCTTGTTGATCCTTTCGGCATGTCGGATAGCTGCTGGATCGGAGCAGACATCGTCACCTCTCGTAATGATCGCTCTTGATCTCTTAAGTCCTTGATCTGCAACATAATATTGCGATATTGACGCATATACTCTTTTTTTACTTCGTTGCGTGCTCTTCTCTGTCTGCGTTCTGCTTCTCGTTCCTGTCTCACAGCGGAACGAATCGCTTTTGCTGCAGTTGGATCTTTATATTCTTCTCCATTTTTGTTCTGCATACGTTTCTCCTTCCATGGGATCTATTGTGATACCGGTGTTACAAAGCGGTTATTTTTCGCCTTACGTTTGCCGTCTGCATTGTATTGGCTTTCCGGCTTATAAAATCCGCACTCCTCTATATCGCAATACAACTTTTTCAGTCCTCTACACATTCCCTTGTTTGAATGTCCAAACTTCGCATCATACATGATGCAGTCTTTTTTTACGCTCATTTCTCATTCCTCTCTTTCCTTCTGCAGCCATTCCAACGTACATTGATAACAGTTTTTATTCATCTCCCCATTGCAGCCGAAATTCCTATTAAATCCCTCATCATACTCTGCCGGACACATAATAAATATTGCTAAATCCTTGTCCGACATTTGCCGGATTCTGTCAGCATTAGTCATCTTTCCCACCTGCCTTTATTATAGTAATTGCTCTTTCTATGCCTCGGTGAAAGAAATCATCATATTCAGAATCAAGGCATGGACTAACTTCTTCAACATATCTGTCAAAATCAGCATATGCAAGTTCCCTTTCTTCTTCTAACTGTTCCACAATCTTATCTACATCATAGGCAGTAGGTTGTTTGTCAATCAACATTTGTGCCGCATTTCTTGTGTCTTGTGCAAATTCACTTTCACCAGCAAAAACTTCGTTAAAATCAATCTTATCTGCATCAATCTGTCTCATTTTCATCACTCCAATCTAACTTTTGACCGCAATGATAACACCACTTTGCAATGTTTGTCCCGGTAATTCCTAAATTGCAAATCGGGCAATAATATGTATTAACATACCTAACTATTTGACTTTCGCTCTTAACAGGCTTTTTAGGTATCTGCTTTTCTCTCGCTAACAGCTCTTCCAAAGTCCCAATCTTGCGATATTGACGCCAATCACTTAATGCTTCAAAATAATTGCTTTTCATATCCTGCAATTCTTCCGGTGTGCCGATTGCACGGTACTGTTGTACTTCTTCAAGTGCCTGTATCGCCATTTCGTTAGCTTTGTAATCATCTTCTGTAAACTTACAGTCGTTGTTCTCGTCCTCAATCTGCATAAACAATCGCATATTTTTCAGTTTTACTATTGCTTCGCTCTCTTTCATATTATCCCTCGCTTTCTAATAATTCGGGGTTGTCAAATATGTTTCCAACAACCTCTGCATTAACAATGTTTATCCAATATCCTAAGTCTTTGCGATAATTCCTGCTCTCTGACCAATCCACATAAAATCCTATGTGCTCTGCTTTTTGACTATCAAAGCAATTTTGATATGCTCCATATCTGATTTGTGCATATAGATCCCTAAAATGATATTTTATAACATCATTCTCCCAAATCAGCTTACCATTCTTATCTTTCAATCCTGTGCATTGGCAGATGGTGGATGGGTCTACTTCTGTCCACCCGTCTGTTTCTCCATGAGAAAAGAACATTGATGTAGGCTCAAATATTAAATGTACTGGTTGTTCGTATTCATTAAAACCTAATACATAATATCCAGTTATCCACTGTTCTTTTTCTGGGAATTCTCTCCAATCAAGTCTTTTTGCTTTGAATAAGTATCTATCTTCCATATTCTCTCCTTTCAGTATTTATTTGATTATGGATATATTTCTCTTTACTCTTTCCTTTTCTCTCTTCTTTTTTGCTTCCGGGAAAATAAAATTCATAGCATCATTCCAACCTTTTGTATAATTATATTCGTTGATATAATCTTCATAATTCCTCATTGTTGGCACACTTCTGTATAGTGGTATTTCTTCCATATTCCCTCCTATTCTTTCAAATCTTCAACCTCTTCTTTTGTTGCTTCTCCGTCAATTGTTTCAGTCCAATACTTCCACCCGGCTTCATAACCATACATTGTGAATTTCTTGCCACATTTCTCGCAAGTGTATGTGTTGGTGTCTCCGGTATAGCAATCAACACGATCATCGCCTATATATGTATCTTCGTAAGATGGCTCATATTCTTTGCCACAATAAGGGCAGATAATATTCTCGTCATCTTCATAATTCCAATAACTACTACTCATTCCGTGCGTTCCATCTTTATAAATCTTTGTTAATCTCTCCATTACTACTCCTTTCCCTTGCTGCAGAACGGAACATCATCAGCAACATTTCCGATACTGGTCTACTCCTGTCTTGCCTCTTTGCTTTCTTGATTACTTTAAGATTGTACCACTCACCTTGATAAGCCATTCCGGCTGGTACGTACACGCCTACCCGGCAAGGAATCTCTTGCTTAATCTTCTCGTACACTTCTTCTGGCATTACATAATAGTTGTAATCGCCAATAAAATTATGACCATTCTTGCTATGAAAATCATCGACAGACGATTTAACCTCATAACAATAAAAGTCACCTTTTTCAATGCCAGAAACAGTGTTGTTCACTGGTTTAAATTTCATAAAATCAACTCTAACCGAATGTGATGTCGCCCAATCAAAAGTCACCTCTCTCGCCCAATAGATTCTGGGGTCATTGTTCGGGCAGATATGTTTTAATATTGACAGTGAGAGAATTGCTGTGATCTGCGGTCTATTGCTCATCTGTCTCCTCTCCCTTCCTTACCTCTGGTAGCGGCGGCAGTGGCATCCAGAACAATACCTTATCCTTCCACAATACCCAGCGTCTTTGCTTGCTGTATGGATCTGTTTTTACTGTGTCAATTCCGTATTCCGGCTCATTTGTATAGCCCAGCCGGCAGATCAAATACTCTCCATCTTTGTCCGGAACTTCTTTGACCTTAGCGGATACCCATTCCCTCGCTAACTGCTGCCCTATCGAATCCTCTTCCTCATGTTGCACCGGTGCAACTTTTTCACTTTCCTCGGTCTGATCTATTACCTCAACCTGCTCTTCGTTAATCTGTTCGATTTCATCCTCACAGGCTTCCTGCTCAATCTCTTCCTCTGTATGTTTATCCACATTGTTATCAACAATGTTGTCCAGTTCTTCATGATCTTCTGCGATCTGTTCCGCTGTGTCTGTATGTTCCTTAGGCTCTGCTTTTTGTTCGAACATCGCCATTCCATATATCCTCTGATATACTGCTTCCGGAGTGCCTAGCCATTCATCCCAGCATTTAATAGTGTTTGCTATCCATGCCCATGGTACCGTTTCGTGTTCGTTTGTTCTTACATTCACAAATGCCATTGGCAATTCTGTCCCCTGTATGGACATGAGCACAGTTCCAACCTTGGGAACTCTCGCCCTTGGTGTAGCCACCCCATTCGGTGCTAGTGCTAATACAACATCCTTATCTCCTACCGGATCATTCTGCATAGCTGCATATATTCTCGTGAATATTTCCGGATTATTTTGCAAGTGATAGTATATAGCCTGTTGGTACCAGCAATCCATCTTGACCGGTGTGCTTGGAATATCTTCGAGCATCACCTCCATGTCAGTGATGTTCTCTTCTGCCTTTATGTCCTTTTTAATATCCTGCAGCTCTGCTTTTGTCGTTTCTGCCGGAATGACCTCGATCACTTCATCCGACATCGTCAACATCTCCTGTAATTTTGCAACGCCCCGATTGCTGTATCTCTGTTCCAGCGCAGGAGAGTTGCCACCTACACTAAAACGGTCATTGATCGCAATGTAACGTGATACTGTCCCCTTATCGATGCCGTATTCCGCTTTTGCAAATTCATACAAATTTGGATATCCGCTTTCGTACAATATTGTCGTATCTCTTGCCTGCTTGAGCAGATAACCAATCTTAACAAAGTGGTCTGCTGCCGACAGCAATTCTTTGTCTAACGCCGCCTTAAACTGCCCATAGTTGTTATATTCTATCAATTCTTCCATGTTCTTCCTCCATTCACACTGCCGGTGCCATCGCTCCTGCATCTGCCATTGCTCCGGTATCTGCCATTGCCGGTCTTAATTTACGTTGCTTCACATTCGTGTACTGTTCCAGCCACTCATCGATCTGATTTTCGTTCAAACCGATTTCATGGTTATTCTTCGTGTTGTGTGGACCATACCACTGTATCACGCTAAACTTAGTGCTGATTTCCACCGTTACAAACGGCATATACGGCACATCCTTTTTGCGTAAAACCAATATGTAACTTTTTCCTGTGTTGTGCTTTCGCATGTAACTTTCCCCACCAACGCAATGATGTTGTAATCGACCCTCATCGATGATCTCTGACGCACTTTTGCATGGGCGGATCATGTAAGCCCCGGATTCATAATGGTATCTCTTGTCCAATTTCTTAAAATTGTTTCTAATGCTCGGAAATGCCTTTTCATTTTCTGCTTTCCATATATCCTGTTCTTTTTTGTTCTGCTCCTTAACCATCTGCGCATGTCCTTCGTACATGTCATGCGGAAACAAATAAACCGTATTGGTCATGTCGTATCCTAATTTCGCTCTCATGTCCAAATAGTCGGCATATGTCCTGACCACCCGATTAATATCTACTTTTGCCTGTGCTGCTACCTTTTCCGCATAATTTCTGAACTTCGTCATGCTCATACAGCTCAAAATGCTCTCATACGCATCTTCATCCAAAGCACATTTTGCAAGCCAAACCTCCATATCTTCGTTCCATTGCAATCCATGGCTCTTTTCATATCGCATTGCCCGCAGCATATCAATATCTCCATGATACTTGCGCAACGTCCGGAGTTGTTGCTTATTAATTCCAAGCAAGTCACATACCGTCTTTGCAGATTTATTTTCCAGCAGGCTCCAGTCTCCGTATGTAAAATGATGCACCAGCTTTTCCAGTCCCATCTTCGTTAATATTTCCACCACCGGATTGATGTTGTATATCTGCAGGTAACCTATTACATTTGCAAAATTGACATGCATCTTGTACCACTCTACTCCGCTATATTTCATCCTTGTGTTTGCCAATTCTGCATAAGATCCCGGCCACATCTTGCCTTCGAGCCGTACCGGTTTTTCCCCTGCATACATTCCATAGTTACAATCATCCCAATACCACTCCCCCAAATATGGATTGTATTTTTTGTAATCATATTGCACGTTTTTCCTGCCCTCTTGGATAAATGCTCTTGCTATCTCTGCTTCATATATTCGCTCGTATTCAGCCGTTCGGACCACCTCAACCTCAACAAAGCGGGCTACAATCTTCCCTGGGTCTTTCGTTCCCTGCAACATATACGCCTGTTTCGTCTGCCTATACACTCCTTTGTAGTATCCTGCTGCCTTATAAATTCCCTCCGCACCACATAAAGTGCACACGCCAGGTTCATTGTGGTACGGTTTCTCTCCCTGTCTTGCCATATCCTCCAGCGTGACAGGTTCGAACGTATACTGTGCTGTCTTTCCACAGCACGAACACTGTACCGTTGCCATGCGTCCTTTCTTGTGATATGTCAACGTATGCTTACTCGCCAATTCTTGTTTCTCCCAATTAATCATTTCTTTCGGGATTTCGTATAAACATTCACGTCGCTCCTGCAACGCCTTGCGTCGCCGTTCCGCAGCTTCATAGCGTTTGTTGTCCAATATCCTTTGTCTCGCAATGTCCACCCATTCCACCCATGTACGATCCCTATATAGCGGATTATTTACCGGCTTGGCACCCTTAAAGAAATCCCGAATTGTGTCGTAATCCTCTTTGCTGATGTCTATATCATTTACCGACATCTTCATCGCAACGTTGTATTGATGCCACGCCCCTTTCTCATAGACACCATAATCTTTCTGTGTCTCACCTATCGTGATCGCTGGCTCTTTGCTTCGTCCGGCTTTATATACCCATACGATCAGCGCAGCTTCTCCTCGAAGTGTCCGCACTGCTGCCACAGCATGTTCTTTGTTGCTTTGTCGTGGTTTTGGCGGTTCTTCTAATATCATCTTTCTCTGCATCGTTATCCCTCCTTAAACCACTCGTCAAATAACGATTTCACCTTATGTCCCAAATAATATTCTGTTACAAGCCGTTTATCCTGCTGATCCGTTGTAGATCCTGCAAAACATCCTCCCTGTTGATGTTTGCGCGCATACGCATATATCGCATCATAGATTCCTTTGAGCCTTGCGCCTTTTTTCATGATTCCTCTTGCCACTTCCTCGTTTTCCATCATCGCAGAGATGGCAAACACGGAATAAAATCTACACATCGCTTCTACAGACCCCTCTAAAGTCTCCAACTCTACTCTCATCCGTCCCAGTGCCGCCGTTATCGGTGTGGCAAGCTCGTCCGACATTCCATCCACATAATCTTCTACTTCATACGGGTCTATCCCGTTTTCTTTTGCCAGTTCCTGCAGTCCTTGTATATCTCCCTCCGCACGCAATCCTGCTGCCGTTTTGTTCAGTTCCTCTGCAGAGTCAAACTCTCCAAATTTCGTAAACAGTTGCGCCGGTGCAACTTTCTTTGCCATAATAGTTCCCCTTTCCCGGGGCAGATCTATCCGCCCCGTAGTACCTGATCAACTTGTTCTATGTGTGACATGTTATGTGATACAGCTAATATATCTTCCCACCCATCAGCAGACGGATAATATCCTCGCTTTCGTAAAACGCTTCGCCATCAATCCACTGGCAGGGCATTTTACGGAAATGCTTTTCGAAATATCTTCTCGTTCTTCCCAGTGCAGCACTGATCTGATCGATGTTGAAACTGCCGCCCTCCGGGAACAGCTCTACAAGCTGATTCTGCAACCGCTTCTTAAGTTCCAGATCACGCACTCTATTCTTGTGTGGTCCGTCATCGCCTTCATGCTCTTCCTGTGTCAATTCAATCAGATTTAGACCAAAGTCTAATCCCCCTTGTGATCGAAACACTATATGATGCTTATGCATCCCGAATATATCGTTACCTTCCATCGTTTATCACCTTTTCTTTCCTTTTAGCCCGTGCTCTCTGCCGTTCCATCTCCTGCGAGTATTTATTGGTCTGTTCAGATACTACGGAAATGCTGTGTCCTGCTGCCTTTGTCAACACCTTATCAATCAGATCTGCATTGATCGTCCCTTGGTATCGATCATTTTTGTTGTTCTGGAAGCGGCACAAGTTAAAGCCACCATCCAAATAATCAGATGTGGCATGGATCTCCAAACAACATTTTTTATTTAGATACGACAATGCTTTGTATGTGATCCACAGGATTGCCCTGTCTGTCGTTGTGTTTTTGATGCATCCATGATGCATTGCTACATGCTTGCCATACTCCAGCGTTATGCTGTACTCTGCATGTTTGCCTTGCATCTGCATATCCAAATAAATCTTAACCGGAGGCATTGTTGCTACATTGATCGGCTGTTGTTTTTTCACTGGATCAGCTCCTTCTTTCTTTCGCAGTCGCGAATATATGTAAAATCCACCAACAAAGTCTGAATGGTAAATCTTAGAATCCAGATACCTGCATTTGCCATAGAATATCTGCTCCATCTTCTTACCAATCTCATCGCCGGCCATCACTAGATCCTGCATCTTGCGTCTTGTCAGCTTGGTCACTGACTCTTTGATGATTGGCTTTTTTAAATTTCGACTGCACTGCACGAGATGCTTTCCTCCGCTCTCCATCTTTGTGATGTATCTGGCAAAGCCCTCCAAGCCAAAATCATCATCCGGTTCTGCATATTTACACTCGCAGCGCCCCTTTGTCCATTTGGATTCTGCAATGTCTCTGTCCATTTTTGACATGATCAAATGATGATGAATCCGCACCTTCCGGCTTTCCGCACCTTCCGGTACAAATTCGATCACATAAATATATTGCAATGCCGTCATCCCCTGCTTCTTACGGTAACGGCTTATTGTCTGCAGATAATTGCGAATATCTCTTCTCGCTCGGTCCAAGTCCGGCAGATCACCATCACGATAGGTCAGCGTGACGATCAGATCACCAGAATGGAAATTGGCGTTCATTAGTCGCACAATTCGCTTTTGCCGGTTCTTTAAGTTCAGCTTTTTCTGCACCTCTCTACTTGCTTCTCCTTTCGGAGTTCTTGGAATGTCCGATCTGTTCATAAATACCGGGTAGACATTAGACTCTACGTAATCCCCTGCAATGATCCGCTGGTGCATGATCCTACATGCCGGGAGATTCTTCATCTTGCGTCTTACTCTCTCTTCCCTAGTCTCACTCCCGAACACTGTCGTATCATAGCAATCCTCTAACTCTATCTGTGCATATGCCGGATTAGGTGAAACCCGCCATGCCTGTCCATATACATCTGCAAAATCATATTGGTAATACTGTAATTTCGCCATACAACACTTCCTGTGATTCATTTAATAATACTCATTACGAGGTCGGCAAAGAGCTGTATGCTCTTGTCAATTTCAAAAAAAGGTCGTATACTCTATATGTAGTTATAGGTATTGACCTTTTAGTTATAGGTGCGCATTTGCCAGAATGTGTACCTATTTTTTAGTTATATACGGTATACCAATCCTCCGCGAGCATATCAGCCTGTGACGCAAGCCATCCTATCTGTATACCAGATGTCCCTGCAAAGGCAATGGCCTTGTTTCCGATCGCATCATGCTCACAATTCACAATCTCGCCATCTGGTGATGAATAAGAGATGCCTGTTGCCAACTGAATGTACTGTTTCTTACCATTCCAGCCTTTTCTAGCAACCTTGAACCCCATCTTTAACAGTTCCAATGCACCGCCAAAGGTCATGCCACCATCACAGGAGCGGTATGCCCTGTCGAATACATCTTTCGGTGACCATGATTCGTAATTATCAGAATCCGTATAAACAACAAGATATCCCTCATCTGCTGGATTTTCATTCTCTGGGATAGTCCATCCACGGTATGCATTGTAATCTCCTCTGTTCATAGGTTTTGCTTCTATCATCTTTGTACCAATATACTTCTTCATTTTCACTCTCTCCTTTACTTTGTAATTCCAACAACATGTCCATTCTCAAGCACTACACGCTTGTCCTTTTTTTCCATCAATTCAATGCAACCCTGCACTGTGATCTGTTCTAAATTCATGCCTAACGCCTCCTTTCCCTTCCAATAGAAACAGCACGGGGCACACCAACGGTAAATGGTGAGTATCACTCTGCAGCTTGTTAGTATCAAATCGGGAGGTAATTGCTATCTGTGTGCCCCTTGCTGTTCCTACTGGTTATTAACTTGCTTGTCCTATTAGGTTTTCTAATTGACAGGCACAGCACGGAGCACACTTCTTTTGTAACAGTCCTGTTCCGTTCTGACAGCAAATCATCTTGGAGCCTGTGTGCTCCATGCTGTGCCTGCCAATATTCTTCTTATTTTATTGACATCAATTTTGCATCAAGCCGATCCTTAATCTCTGCATAAATCACTTTTGCTTTATCCATTTCTCCCGTCTCGATCAAGCTAAATGCTTCTTTCTTCTTTGCATTTCTCCAAGCTATTTCCTCTGGCGTAAGCTTGTATTTTTCAAGTACGTCAGCTTCGTATTGTGCCAGCACTTTTTTTACCCCAAGAATGTTCTCCTGCACCTCTTCTTTTGGAAGTATCAGACGAAATCGTTCTATCGTACAATTTCCTATTTTGTGTATCCCAAGAAATTCTGTGTTAGGATCATCATGCATTGATATCATAGGATCCCCCCTTTCTCCAATAGCTTATGTGCAACTTAGGATGTCCTATGCTCTCTTTGCCCATAGTCTGACATCGCTAATATACCTTGCGTGTACGCCGCAACCTTTTCCCTTGCCTGTGGTGGTAAGGCTGCCGTTCGATACATAAGTCTGCTAAACTCTGTGAAGTCCTCTTCTGTGTATTCTTTTCGTTCCTTTTCAGCCACGATCACTCTTATCACCTGCCTTTTGTTTACTGTGTAAACATTATATTCCATTAAATAAACCTTGTCAATACTTTTTGTTTGTTCAGCAAACTTTTTATTGATTTGTTTTGTATTACGTGTTATTCTAGTAAACACAAGGAGGTGATTTATATGTCACAAGGCAAACGTATACGTGATTTGCGCAAAAGTCTTGGAATGACCCTAGATAATTTCGGTGAAAGAATTGGATTGAAGAAAAGTGCTGTTAGTCTTATAGAAAACGATAAAAATTCTGTAACTGACCAAGTAGTTAAATCAATTTGTCGGGAATTTAACGTCAATGAAGAATGGCTACGCACCGGACAAGGCGAGATGTTCAAGCAGCTTTCGCAAGCCGAGCTTGCCGCCAGAACCGTCGGCGAAGCATTATCTTCCGACAACAAATTTATTCAAAGCGTATTTATTGCACTGGGAAAATTGACACCTGCCGAATGGCAGCTTGTGGAAAAATTTGTAACAAGTGTAGAAGAAGAACTGAAAAAAGATTCCCAAAACTAAAAATAGCCGCATTGCTGCGGCTATTTTTTTTGCGGCTTCTGTGTGCGATCAGCACCCCAATACTCCAATGATAAACTGATAGATCATCTTTAACTTAGTCTCATCGTCGCATCGTTCGATCTTTTCAATGATTTTTTCTCTAATCGTCTCCATACTACCTTCCTCCCCATATGAATATGATAACTTCGTTTGAATCTGTTTAATATGCTTGAGATCCAGATCATTAATGACGTATTGACTTTATCATATTTTGTCAGTTATTGGTAGATATTCACATACGATTTCCGTGATTGCGGAAATTTATTTATATGGAGAATCGTACAGATCTGACATCTTACATTGCATCCCCTTTGCTATCCTCTCTAACTGTAGCAGGGTCGGCGAATGCTTTTCATTCTCAATGTCATTCAGAGCCGTTTTACTTACCCCGGTGAGCGCAGATAATTGCATTAACGTCAAATGTTTCTGCCTGCGCAGTTCCCATAATAATATTTTCATAAATAGTATTATAGGCGAATTTCATTAACTTTATCCCTATTTTCTTGGTAATTTATCATTTACAATTCTGACGGCTATTGCTATACTTACATTGTCGAATGAGGAGTCATGAAAATTTATCTAGAATGTAACAAATGTTATTTACTTATCTATTAACTATAGTGACATATAATTTTGAATCGACTCTGACAGTTCACAGACGATCAAGAGATGAAGTTCTCTCGAATAACGCAACGATAACATCTAGCTTTTGAAAGGAGCACACTATGGAAAAAAAATGGTATCTACACACATGGATCATATGCGCAATGTTTGCATTTTGGTTCTTTATCATCCCTGCACTGATTGGAGCATTACTGCTGTTTCTTAAATACAAAGAAGATCAACGTAATGCTGAAACCGTTGAGCAATTACAATTTGATTTAACATCCGCACAAAGTCTTCTGACTCCAGAAATGCAAGATGCACATGAACTAGATAAGCGCATTAATAGATTAAAGCAACAAGAAAGCACCCTGCAGACCAATATTGATGATCTTAATGCACAAATCACACAACTTACCGACAAAAAGGCCAAAAAGATTGCAGCCTTGGATAAGGAAATTTCCAAAAGGAACGAAAAAATTATCGTGCTTGATGAAGAAATCCTTGTACAGGAATTTGGACTTTATAAGCCAACCTATGATTTTTGCAACTCTGAGGAGTATAACGAACGCCTCAAGCAAGTTCGAGACCAACAAAAGAGATTGATAAAAACCGGTAATGCTGCTTCCGGCAATATGGCATGGACCGTTAATGGTAATGCTACTAAAGGACGAAAAATGGTAAAAGATATGCAAAAGCTGTTACTCCGTGCTTTTAATAGCGAATGTGACGCTCTCGTCAGTAAAGTAAAATATAATAATTTTGATACTTATTTGTCTCGTATGCAAAAATCCCGCGAAGCAATATCCAAATTAGGGCAAATAATGAGCATCTCCATATCACGTGCTTACTATGATGCAAAAGTTGACGAGTTACATCTTGCTTTAGAATATCAGATCAAAAAGCAAGAAGAAAAAGAAGCTGCCAAAGAGGCACGTGCAGAGATGCGTGAAGCTGCAAGAGTGCAAAAGGAATTAGAAGAAAAACGAAAACAGATAATAAAGGAACAATCACACTACAAAAATGCACTGGCATCACTGCTCAAACAAATTGAATCGACAGACTCTCCTTCACAGGATATGTTGACAAAAAAGGAGACTATAGAAAACCATCTCAATAATATCAACACTTCCCTGCAGGATCTGGATTATCGTCAGATTAATCAGCGTGCAGGTTATGTATATGTCATTTCCAATATTGGTGCATTTGGCCCTGATATATATAAAATCGGTATGACACGGCGATTAGATCCACAAGAACGAGTTGATGAACTTGGTGATGCATCTGTCCCATTTAATTTTGATGTGCACGCAATGATTTTCTCTAAGGATGCTCCTGCACTAGAAGCCGCATTACACCGTGCATTTGATGATCGTAAATTGAATATGATTAACAAACGTCGTGAATTTTTCCATGTTACATTGGACGAAATCAAGGAAGTAGTTCGCCAAAACTATGATAAAACAGTTGAATTTGTGGATATTCCTGACGCTTCGCAATATCGTGAAAGCCTAAAAATTAAGGAAGCTATGTAAACACCATACGAGGGAGGGTTAGCATGAAAGCTATCTACGTAAGACAGTCACTTGATAAAAAGGATTCGTTATCCATCGATGCGCAGATTGAGGATTGCATTAATTTGTGCAAAAGAAATGGTTGGAACGATTATAAAGTGTATAAGGATAAGGGATGGTCGGCCAAAAATCTTGACCGTCCTGCCTTTAGACAACTCAACCAAGACGTGCAGAACGGTTTAATTGATGGTGTAATCTGCTATAAGATCGATCGTATAAGCCGTAGCATCCGTGACTTTGTTAATCTGATCGTGGACTACCAAGATCTTGGCGTACATTTTATATCTTTTGCCGACAATATCAATACTGCTGCCCCCGGCGGAATGATGATGGCCACTTTGTTTGTCTCCCTCGCACAGATGGAGCGAGAAGCAATCATTACTCGTGTCACAGACAACTACTATTATCGCTGCGAACTCGGATTTTGGGGCGGTGGTCCTGCACCATATGGCTTTCGCCTCGTCAAAACGACTGAAAACGGGCAGAAACACACTATTCTAGAGCCTGTACCAGAAGAGGCAGAGGTGATCCGCACTTTTTTTGCATGGTACCTCGAACCCGGTGCCACGGTCCGAAGCATCATGAATCGTGCTCATTTAGCCGGAATGCAAACTCGATCCGGGTCGGATTGGACTTCAAGGGTGCTGTCCGACATGCTTTCAAAACCGCTTTATGCACCAAACAGCATGGATATATATAATTTTTACGCTTCGCAAGGCGTGCGCGTGAAGATATCTCCCGAACAGTGCGATGGTAAGCAATCATTAAATATCTTCGGAATGCGTGACCGCAATAGTGCACATCCTAAACGATCCCGCCCTGTTTCGGAAATGACTCTTGCCATAGCAAAACATAAGCCGATTGTGGATAGCGATACTTATCTTAAAGTGCAATATAAGAAGAAATCTCGTCTTGCCGTAACCCCTAGAGCCGGAACGTCACGTACTGCAGTTTTGTCCGGACTTGTCAAATGTGGGTATTGTGGTAGAGCGATGTCTCCATCCGGAGCCAAAAACGGCAGATATTTTACATGCTCCGGTCGCCGCAATTATGCCAAAGGCGTATGTCAAGGCAAAAGTGTTAAGATGGATTTTTTGGATGATTATGTGCTGAATGATCTTGCTGACTTTATATCACAGCCCGAAATTAAATCAATGTTTAAGGATGGTAAGGCGCAACGCATCCCCTCCTCTGAACAAGCCAAAATTAACGAATATAAGCAACGCATAGCCACCATCGATATTGACATCCAGAAACTTCTGGATGCCTGTCTTACCTCTGGTGATGTTGCTGTTAAATATCTGAACGAACGAATTGATCTATTAGACACAGAGAAGCAAAATCTGCAAGCAGAAATTCTTGCTATCCAAAATAAAAGCAACCGAAAGCTAGAACTGGAAGGATTAGATATTAACTCTGCTCCCACTGCTCTTGCCGGCGGTGAATTTGATACCAAAAAATATCTATGCAACTTTTTTATTGAACAGATTATTTTTTATGATCGAGACAATGTGCAGATCCGATATAAAATGTGATATCGGCAATGTGCAGATCCGATATAAAGCCCCAGTTTTAGGTTATTGCAAAGGTGTTTGATTCTGCGTCATGTGTAGACAGTTTGGATTGGAAGGATTACGGCGTAGATTCTATTCTTCATACCGTTTTAGATCATAAGCATCTCGGAAACGGTTCCATCATTCTCTGTCATAACGGTGCTAAATATACTGCCGAGGCTTTGGAACAGTTGATCGATGGCCTACAGTCCAAAGGCTTTACTTTGGTTAAAATGTCGGATCTGATCTACAAAGATCACTATGATATCAATCCTGAGGGCCGCCAGCAACACATCAAATAGCAAAAAAAGTGTGATAATTATATGGGTGGATTGCTATGTATGGCAGTCCACCTTTTTAATAATCTTCGGGAAACTAATCTGAATTTCAAGTAATGTAACAATTATTTATAGAAATTGTAACATAAATGCACTTGTTTACATTTCAAAAAAATGATATAAGTTATCTGTAACTTTAGTATTACAGAAGTTCAACACAAACACATTGTAACATGAGGGGCATTGCTTTATGAGCGCACGCGGTCGATCAACGGATCACATGTATACTTACTGCGTGGCGCTCAGATTGGAGGCATCTCATATTAGAGATTGGAGGACACTTATGAAAAAACTAATCGCAATCACGTTAACAGCAGCACTTGCTCTAGCCGGATCCTTTACTGCATCTTTGACAAAGACAGCAGACGCTGCTGCATATACGACGAAAACAAATACACAATACACCGACACATATACAGACACCGCTGTAACAAAGTCTTTTGCGAAAAGCAAAACCAAAAAAGTTTCCAAAAAGACAAAGGCCAAACATATTATCGTTGCGAAATTAAATGGCACGACCTTAAAGTATCACAAGTCCACTATGAATACGAATCTTAAGGGCAACAGTGACTGGGAATGGGAAAATATAGTCGGTTATGGCAAAAAACAGTCGATCAAAGTTGCCAAAAATTGCAAATACTATATACTTGGAAACGATATACACACCGTCAAAAAGACCACAAAAAAGAAATTCCAGAAACGCCTATACAGTTATAAGCGTTATAAAGAAAATGGTGTTATTTGGTATTGGGGAACCGCTGCTAAGATCACGATCAAAAACGGTAAAGTCATAAAAATGGTACAAGAATACCAGGCATAGTAGAACAATTTTCTAATAATATGCCACAAGAAAGAGCACTCTCTAAATATGATGGCGATGTTACGCTAACAATAGAAATTTTCCATTAAATACGGGAGTGTCCCAAAGTTTGTGTAAACCTTCAAACTGATGTAAGATAACATTACTCAGTTTGAAGGTTTTTATTCAATCACGCCAGTCTGCATCTGATTCCCATTTACATTCCGTAATCTGCATATTT